TACACACTTAAAGTAGGATCACCTTCTGTAGATATTACTGACGCCACAGCCCTTGCAATTGTAAGCCAATACCGAGCTATGTATTTTAATGTTGCTAGACTTTGGCATACATTCAAAGACTTTTTATATACTATGTGTGTTCCTTCAAAGTCCACTTGCTATCCATACGGTCCATTAATTATTAAACATCAAGCCATCGAGCTGCCAAACGGTATGCATTTGCAATACCCCAAATTAAATTTTGCAGGCGGTCAACATAATTATGATTCAGGCAAAGGATTTATCAAAACGTACGGGGCTCGTGTAACGGAGAACGTAGTCCAGGCACTTGCACGTATTGTAATTATTGAACAAATGTTAGCAGTACACGCACTCCCTGAAGTATCCGTAGTATTGCAAGTACACGACGAAATTGTATGTATTGGCTCAAATGTTGATCCAGACAAGACACTTAACAAAATTCTAAGTATAATGAAAACACCCCCTGCTTGGTGTTCTGATTTACCACTGGATGCTGAAGGGGGTTATAGTCAACAGTATGACAAATGAGCAATCTAGTTTTAACAAGAAGAAAAGGGGACGCAGTTGTAATATACAAAGATAATGAGTTTCTTTGTAAAGTTACTGTTACTGCATTAGGCCCTAAACAAAGTAAACTAGCTTTTGAAGCTACCCCAGATATACATATTGACAGAGAGGAAATATATAATTCAAAACAAGAAAATCCATAATAATATAGGAGTTAGATATGGAATTAGTATTTTTAAAAGCTAAACAACGCTTAGCAAAACATTTTACTGAAGAAGGTGTCACACCTTATCCCTTAATAAAAAACTTTACTTCAGTACATAAACAAATAACTAAAGACACAAAAAAATTATTTACTGAACTTACAACAGCAGCAGATGCTGGCATGTGTTTACACAAAGGTCTTTTAAAACGCCCACTTAAACACGAACCAAGAGCTTTAATGACAGATCGTATTGCAGCTACAGATTTGTTAGTTTTAGACTTTGACGACATACACGCAACTATTCCTAAAAAATCTGAGTTAAATACTCAAGATTTAGAATTACTAGCTGAACAACTTATTCAACAATTACCTAATGAGTTTCACAATGTAAGCTATATTGCACAAGCTAGTGCTTCATTAGGTTTTAAAAAAGATAAAATATCTATGCATATCTTTTTTATACTTGAACACGCAGGCCACCCAAAAGTATTAAAAGAACTTCTTAAATTATTAAATTATGAAACAGATAAACTTGCAGCTGAGTTAACTTTGTCAGCAAACGGTCAAAGTTTATCTTACAGACTTGATCCAGGAGTCGCTGACAATTCTAAAATTATTTATCTTGCGCCCCCCACATTTGCTAAAGAAGTACACAACCCAATTCCTGGACTTAGATTTATTCACGCCAAACGTGATTTAGAAACGTTAGATCTTTCTACTTTGCTTACTACAGTAAATCCTGAACGCGTTCATAATGTAGGAGTTCAAATAAAAGATAATTTAAGAAAAAAATTAAACCTTCCTAAAAAAGCTATAAAAACTACAACAGTTAATGTAGCTGGCGAACCTCACGAAGTATTACAAAACCCAGATAAAATGACTATTGAAATAAGTCGAGTAGCTGAACCTTATGTTAATTGTAATGTTAACGGGGGCGATAGTGGTGCATATTATTTTGTATTAACTAACCCGCATTATATGTATAACTTTAAAGGTGAACCTATTTGGGAAATACAAAAAGCTGACCCAGATTTTTATAAAAATATATTTGAAACTTTTGCAGATAAAATTGATAAAGATCAAAAATTAAAACCTTTAGCTCTTCGAGATTTTTATACTGACACTTACTATAACGGAGTATTTGATGAAACAATTCAACAATTTACAGAAGACTACCCTCTTACGCCAACTAATAAACAATCCATTGATGACTTTCTTAGGTCTCACAATCGCCCTTCCTTGGATTTTATTCCAGATGCTCGCGTTGTTTTTGATCCAAGTTCTGATAAAGGTATTGAACTTGACCAAGCACCCTACTACGTAAATCTTTATAGAAAAACTTCTTACATGTTACAACAAGAAGAACATGTACCTGAACTAGAATATGGGACAGCAGAGAAAATAAAAATTCTAACTCCTCTTGTATACACTCTGTTGTCTCATGTTCTTGGTAACGGTAAAACTGAGTTAGAACATTTTGTCAATTGGCTTGCATACATTTATCAAAACAAACGCAAAACAATGACAGCATGGATATTTACGGGCGTACCAGGCACTGGTAAAGGGTTGTTTATTTATAAAGTTTTAAAACCTTTGTTTGGTGATTCCCAAGCCCCTATGCGTTCTTTAGAAAATATAGAAGAACAGTTTAATTTATATATGAGAACTGCTTTATTTTTAATAGTTGATGAATTTCGTATGAGTGATGCAGGTAGTATTGGTAAAATGGCTGATAAACTTAAACATCAAATAACTGAACCTAGTTTAACCATACGTGCAATGCGTACTAATCAAATAGAATTACCTTCATTTACTAACTTTATATTTTTAACTAATCGAGGAGATGCTGTAAAAATAGAAGATGGCGATCGTAGATACAACGTAGCTCCTCGTCAAGAAACTAAAATAGAAATACAGCACCCAGAACTTTTACAAAATGTTAATAATATAGAAAAAGAACTTTATATATTTGCAGGCGTTTTAAATAAATTCAAAGTTGATCAACGTATGGCACATACAGCTTTAGAAAACGAAGCTAAATCTAAAATGAAAGAAATATCTATGTCTGTTCTTGAAGAGTTTGCTTTTGCTATTCGCCAAAGAAATTTAATTTATTTTTCAGAACTTTTAGAAATTCCACTTACTAATACTTTTGATGCGGGTGGGATAAGCACTGCACAACGTTACGTAAAAGATTGGATTGCAAAAGCTGGAAACGAAACTTGTATACCTATGTCTCATTTTAAATTAGTTTATGATGTATTAACTGATACACGAAATAAACTATCTCAACGAGACTTTACAAAAGCTATGTCACGATTAAATGTTACAACTTCTGTTAAACGTATAAATGATAAAACAGCAAGAGGGGTTGTATTAACTTGGAAATTAGACAATAATGTTAAACAAGAATTAATTGATACTCATTTTGAAGATCGAGATAAGCAACTACTAAAAGGAATTAGCTAAAAGCTACAAACTATGACTAAGCTTGTACAAAACAAGCGTCCAGATCTAATTAATGTAATAGAACTGGGCACACCAAAGGAGTTGGGTTTAATACCTACCTGGTCGCATTCCGCTTTAAAAACTTACGAAACCTGCGCATACCGTTCTTACATCTCTAAAGTTAAAAAAGTACAAGAAGAGTTTGGACCAGCCGCGCAACGAGGTACTGACATACACGAACAAGCCGAGCTTTATGTAAACGGCGAACTCGGTGAAATGCCAGACACCCTTAAAAAATTCCAATCACAATTTGAAGAACTTCGTGAATTTTTCATAGATGCAAAAGTAGAACTAGAAGGTGAATGGGGGTTCACTATTGAATGGGAACCTTGTGGTTGGATGGCTCCTAATGTTTGGGGTAGAATCAAACTAGATGCAATAGTACATGAAACAGAAACCTCAGCGCGAGTTATTGACTATAAAACAGGCAAACGCTTTGGTAATGAGATAAGCCATTCACAGCAAGCTCTAACTTATGCAATTGGAAGTTTTATGAGATATCCAGATTTAGAAATTGCAAAAACAGAACTTTGGTATTTAGATCATGGTGAAACTAGCGAGCAAGTGTATACAAGAGATCAAGCTTTAGCGTTTATGCCAAACCTACAGCAGCGGGCTATTGATATGACAACAGCTACAAAGTTTCCCCCCAATCCTTCCAAAGACAATTGCAAATGGTGTTCATTTAAAAATGGTGAATATCCTATTTGCGAATGGGGTCTTAAATAGTATAATAACTATTTACGACGAAACATTAACAACGGAAAACGAATGATGAATAATATACTTGCGCCTTACGCGCACCAATCTAAAACCACTAACTTTATTCTATCTCACCCACGCTGTCTTATTACATCCGATCCCGGCACTGGTAAAACTAGAGCAGTTCTTGACGCTATTACAAACCTTCCAGGTAAAACACTTGTACTTGCGCCGTTATCTATACTTGAAGCAGCATGGGTTGATGACATTAAAAAGTTTCAACCTAATATAAAATTTGGAGTTGCATATGCTAAAAACCGTAAAAAAATATTTACCGACACTTCGCACGAGATGGTTATTACTAACTTCGAGGCTGTCAATTTCTTATATAAAAACCCACACTTACTTAAGGGATTCACTACAATCGTTATTGACGAATTCACCGCTTTTAAAAACAAAGATTCGCAACGATCTAAAAGTATCAGAAATTTTATCTCATTGTTTACTTATAGGATTGCCATGTCTGGTACTCCTAATAGTAATTCTATTCTAGACCTTTGGCACCCAGTGTTGCTCGTAGATGATGGTGATCACCTCGGGCAACGCTTTTATTCTTACCGCAACCAAGTTTGCACGCCTAAATTCAATGGCTTTGCTAACGAATGGGTTGACAAGCCAGGTATTGAACAAGCAGTTGCGGCTCGACTTAGTGATATAACTATTCGCTACAAACTAGAAGACTGTATTGACTTACCTGAAAATATTATAAGAACTGTACGAACTAATCTAAGTCCTGAAGTCCAACGTATGTACAATGACTTCAGCAAAGATTCTGTTTTGTATACCAAAATGGGCACCATCAATGCTGTACACGCAGGGGCCCGAGTTAAAAAGTTATTACAAATCATCTCAGGCGGAGTATATGACGAAGATGGCTTAGTTCAATATCTTCATCAAGAACGCTATGACATTGTTATGGATCTTGTATCCGAACGTAAACATTCTATTGTTGCATTCAATTGGAGGCATGAACGAGATGCGTTAATTGAATTAGCAACTAAACAAAAAATATCTTACGAAGTTATTGATGGCAGCGTACCTGCTGAAAAACGTAAAGACATTGTACAAAGATTCCAGGCTGGTCATATTCGTGTACTGTTTTGTCATCCACAATCCGCAGGCCATGGTCTTACGTTAACAAAAGCTACCACAGCCATATGGTGTTCACCAACTTACAATGCTGAGCACTTTCAACAATTTAATAGACGTATACACCGCGCTAGTCAAACACAAAAAACCGAAACAATTCTTATTGCTGCTAGAAATACGTGGGAAGAAGAAGTATATAAAAAACTAAATGGAAAATTAGGAAAAATGGAAAACCTACTTCATATTCTCACGGAGCTTAATAATGAATAGACGTTTATTAAAATTATTTGATGAAGTTATAGATGGAACACTTGATGATTTAACAAAACGCCCACCTAAAATTGTAGCTTTAGCTTTACTCATGATGACCGTTGAACATCTTTTAGAAATTGATAAACAAAAATACAAAGATGGAAACGTACGAAGTTTATTAGAAGATGCCTGCAAGGAGGCTTTAAATATAACAGACGGAATCTACCTTGAAATTCCATCTAACCACAAGGAGACCATACATTGACTATTGATGAGATGTTAAATGAGTTAACAAACGTTCGCCAGCAGCTGGTGACATTGTTGGATCAAGAAAAAGAATTAAAGCGTACTAAAGATATGCTAGAAACACAAATCGCTACCAGCCTTAAAGAACAAGGAATTGATCGAGTTGGTAACGACCAGTGTACTGTTTCCATTAAACAGGAAATAGTTCCTACTGTAGAAGACTGGGATGCATTGCATCGGCACATATTGGAAACACAACAATTTGAGCTGCTGCAAAAACGTATGTCAGCTACTGCTTATAGGGAGTTGTTACAAATGGGACAGGCCGTTCCAGGTGTAACATCAACAGAGTTGACCCGAGTTAATTTCAGGTCAAAGTAATATAAACAATATCGACGAAAAAAGGAGAACGTTCTATGAGTGATATTGCACTAGTAAGCGATAAGGTCCCAGCACACGTACAAGCGGGTGCAGGGTTAGGTAACGAAAATGTATCTGCAGAACATCTGCAAACACCAAGGGTTAAACAGCTTCAACAGCTTAGCAACGAAGTTGATGAAAACCATAGTGAATACATTAACGGATCTAAACCCGGTGATTTTGTCAACACAATAACCAGAGAAAACTACGGTAAAGATATTTACGTTATTAACGTTAAGTTTACCGAAGAATTCGTAGCCTGGAAAAAACGTGAGAAAGGTGGTGGTTTAGCAGGTAGTTTTGCTACTGAAAAAGACGCTATCGATAGCCTCACATCACAAGGTTTGAACCCTGATGACTATGACATCACTCAAACCCAATCGCATCTTTTAATTCAAAAGAATGCAAAAACTGGTAAATTGGATACTCCATTTATCTTTGATTGCTCATCTTCTAAGTTGAGAGTTTCAAGAGAATGGAATACTCAAATTGCTCGTCTTGGTGGAGACCGTTTTTCATCTCTATGGAAAATGTCTTCTTCACAAACTCAAAACAGAGCTGGTCAAAAGTTCTACAACATTGCAGTTGAGAACGTAGGCTGGACTACCGAAGAAGATTACGAAAACGCTAAAAAAGTTTTTGAAAGCGTTTCTAAGTAATTATCTTACTTACACGGTGCGACATATACTGTCGCATCGTGTATACTCTTTATATGTATCTTGAACAACCTTGCGAAATTTGCGAGCACCCTAGGTATAAATGTAAGTGTGATAACAATCCTGGATGGTATTGGGACCACATAAATAAAACATTCTATAGATGGTATGATTTAATGCTGCTATATAAAGAACGTGAAAGAAAAGGACTTCATCAACAAAATCCACAAAAAGCTTCCTAAAGAAATTTATAAGTGGAAAATCAACGACCCGTATCACGGCGGTGTGCCTGACACTTTCTATTCTGGCCCAAAAGGGTTTGCATTTATTGAATATAAATACAAACAAAAACTCCCCGCCCGTGGTTCGTCAAAAATAACCATCGACCTTTCTCCCCAACAACGCGCCTGGCTTCAGCAACAGTATGACCACAATTTGCCTGTGTATTACGTACTAGGATCCCCGGGCCATGTTGTTGTAAGCCAAGACTTTCAAAAAGAATTTTTTACTTTAGATGAGTATCTAAGGCATGCCTGCAGTTTTGATCAATTTATAGACAAATTAGTAAACATATGTTTAGAATAAGGAAGTAAATATGGACTTTGACCCAGTAAACAAGCCAATGCACTATAACCAAGGCGGCATAGAATGCATTGACGCAATACGAGCAAGTATGACTGATGAACAATTTGCAGCGTACTGTAAGGGAAACATTATGAAATACCTTTGGCGTTACGAAAATAAAAATAAAAAACAGGATTTGCTTAAAGCAGAATGGTACTTGCGGCGTCTAATAAATTCCGTAAGTGATAATGATGAATAGTGAAGGATCTTTTTTTACAAACCTAACAAAAACTCTTGGGTGTTGTTCAAGCCTTGCAGATTGTCCCTGCATTGGCGTTTGTTCAACAACCCAGTGGGGAGATGACAGGTGTAAGGGGTGTGGAAGAACCGCAACTGAGGTAAAAGATTGGGGAACTTACTCAACCGTTGAGAAAAAACTCATAAATTTACGAAATGCGGCAGAAAAATACCCCATAAGACAGGTAAAAAGGCAAAATCGCGTTAGACGCACACAGAAGCCCGTGGCTGCATTTTCGTAGTTCCGATACCTAACACCTTACCCACCTTAAGAAAACGCAACCAGCGCGTTCTCAAGAGGTCATTTTTTCTTAGATCCGATTTTTTTAAGGGTTTTTGCCAGTCTGGCACGTTTTTTAGTAGTTTCTGAGTATTTACTACCTTTTTTTAAAACTTCAGTAGCAAATTGAGATACGGACATCTTTTTTCTTTTAGCTTGAGCAGTAAAAGCCCCAGGTTTTTTAATAGCTTTTTGAATCCACTTCTTATCTTTTTTAGCCATCTAGCATTTCCAACGTCTTCTTGCTTGTCTAAGTCTTGAATTTGGATTCTTTGCTGCTTTTGGGAATTGTTTCATTTGCCCAGCAGATCTAGCACAAAAAGACTTTCTCCTTTTTGCTGCTTTACTACCAGGTTTAACTTTGCCTGTTACAGCAGTTTTTAATTTTGAACCAGGATTTAACCTGCGATAAGCTTTTACACCCGCAGCAGTCATACCAGCACCAGATTTCGTAGAACGAAAGTTCTTTTTATTTCTTGCGGGCATCTTACCTTTACTTGCGGCCATTTGTTTTCCTTTTCGCTATAGTTCTAACTCTAGTTGGCTTGCCACCCACACCTTGGGCTTTAGCTCGTTTACGTTTTACAGCGCTCCGTTTCTGTGATGCAGTCATACTCGCAGCTTTCGCTTTCGGTACACATTTTGGATATCCTTTGCTTTTAGTAGAAGCTTTTTTTCTTCCACAAGGTGCATACCCACCACCTTTCTTTTTTCTACCTATATCAACCCACTCTTCGTTAAACCATTTGGTGAGTCCACCGGTTGGCTTAGCCACTATCTGTAGCCCCCACCTCTTTGTTTGTAAGTTTTAGTTAACCAACCTGAAGCATATGCAGAAGGCCAAACTTTAAACTTACGTTTAGCTTCCGCTTTTACGCGTGCATACAACTCTGGTTTAGTAGGAGTAGGCCCTTTCTTTGTAGTTTTTTTCTTAGTATTAGCCATTACTTTTTTTTCACTCTACCACGTTTTTTAGGTGTGGGTTTGTAAACTTTTTTAAAAAGCTTGCTGTAGCTTTTTCTCATAAAGTCATCTATTTTTTTAAAAAATTTTTTAATCATCAGGTAAGTCTATCATAAAAACAGCGGCTAATAAGCCCAAAGCCACTATTAAAGTTGTTATTAAACTAGCCACGGCGCCTCCTTGACGTTTTAGTTCTAGGAAAAGAACGGTTAGATTTATGTGATTCCATGCGTATATTTTTTACGCTGGCGTTTAAAGGGTTATTATCTTTGTGTGCTACGTCTTTACCATCCCCTTTTCTTGCTTTACCAGCACGCTCCATAATACGCCTAGACTTATTACGTCCAGCTCTACGTTTCTTTTGTTTTGGAGAGGAATGATAATTATCGTATTCGCTACGATAGTTTCTAGCCATTTTTTTCTTTGAATTTTTTATGGGCTTCTTTAAGCGTATCCCCCATAAGCATTCTACGTTTCATAAAACTTTTGTGTTCTTGGCTAGTGCCTTTAGTGTGCTTCTTTAAAGCGGTCTCTTGTCTTTTAGTTAGCCCTTTCTTTTGGACTTTCATTGAGGATCTTTTTACAGGTTTTGCCATTATTTCTTTTTAATTCCTCTTCCCATCAAAACGTCTGCATAAGTAATTTGCCCATCTTTATTTAAGTCAGGAAAACTTTTTTTACGTTTGTTTTTACGAGCTTTTGCAGCTTGCATATACTTTTCATTAGCCATTTGCTTTCTCCGTTGTAGAAATTAAAAAATCAACAATTTTTATCTTGTCATTTACTTCTGCTAATTCCCCAATTAGTTTATCTATCTCAACACTATATTGTGTGTGTTCAGGAATACTGGTTGGGTTATTTAACAATACTTCTAAATCTAAACTTATTTGTGCACGTTGTCCGTGTAACACTTCTTTTTGTGCGCAAAGCACTCCTAGCTTATTCATAATTACCTACTTCTTTTTAGGTTTGCTTTTTTTCTTTTTCTTTTTAGGGCCGTAGTTATACATAATTATTTTTTATTTATTCTCCAAGGGTCAAAAAACTTCTTATCAGAATCTTTAACTCCTGGAATATCACCAGAATGGTCTTTAACCGTTGAATATTTACACCCACAAAGATCTTTATACTTGTGAGGTTCTTTATGACCAATGGGTTGATTTATACCTGAATGTTTCATACTTTTATAATAACTTATTCTGGCAAAGTTGGAAAGATAACTTCTTCAATTGTTGTTTCACCACTAAGATTAGTGGGCATATCACGTAATGCTTGTCGATACGTAGCCCACTCTGTTTTTTTAGCTTCAGATAGTGGGCTATCTACAGCTTGTGTCCAATCTGATTGCAACAGTCTGGCATTTCTAATTAAACGAACTTGTTCTGCTAAACTAGCTTCTTCAATAGTTCCATCTATTATTACGTCATCTACAACCCGAGCCCCCCTAATCTGTTGCGGAGACCCCTCAATCCAAGCGGTTGCGCCTTCGGGTTGTGATACATCTTCTAACCCAACCGCACAATTTTGTATAGAAACAACATTTCCGTCTGCGTTATACCAAGTTATTGTTCTTATATCTCTACTCATTTTATCTAAAAGTTACAAAGACCTGTATAGTACTTGGGCCGTAGCTTCTGTTAAAGCCACCAATGGTTGAAGTACCTTGTGTCTGCAAAGTCATTTTGTATTGGTAATAATATTCTGAAGTAAAAGTATCGGAGTCTACAATAGTTTGAATAGCCTCTGCACTATCTCCGTACATAGTATAACTCTGCACTTGAATATAAGAACCAAGTCCACCAGAAGTAGACCCACTTCTTCTATATAACCTTAATCGCACAAAGTCACTAGAGGTACCAGAGTTAACCAAAATCATAGTATTACCAATAATCGCAAATGGATTTGTAGTAATTGCTGGGGCTTGAAAAACCGCCGTTTCTGCTATAGTAGTTTCAGCTAGGTTATCTGTAAAAAAAGTTCCAAGGTTACCTGTAGCAATAGCAAATAAAGAAACCGCGTTAATTCCAATCTGCAATGTGCCCACACCCGCTTGTTTAATAATTAGTGTGCCACTTCCATTTGTATCAAGGGTTATACCATCAATATTTATATAGTCAGCACTCAATGATCCTGTGTTTATTTTGTTTGCACTTAAATTGGCTATTTTTGCATCTGTAATAGTTGCATTTGCTATCTTCGCGTTTGTTACTGCTAAATCAGCTAACTTACCCTCGGTTACTTGAAGGTTACCTATTTTTGCTGTTTCTACAGCTAAGTTTTGTATACGCGCTGTGGTAATTGCACCATCTTGAATCCTTGCATTATCTATATAAACAACACCACCGGACACGATGAAAGGTGCTGTACCTGAAGAGCCATTCCATATTGCAAATTTATCTGAGGTAAATTGAACAGCAGACCCTGCTCCAGCTCCATAAGCATTTGCCTCTAACACCATTCCAGAAACAGACCCATTTGCTTCTACTTTTAAAACATAGGCTGCACTAGCATCATTCTGTAGGTTTGTAGTTACTGTTTGTAAAGAAGTTATGTTGGCACTGTTTGTACCAGTGGTGCTTTGCAATGAAGTAATTGCACTAGCATTAGAGGATATGCTTGTTCCTTGTGAACTAACAGTAGTTTGCAAACTAGAAATGGCACTGGCTTGTGATGCTATGTCTCCATCGTTAGATGTAATCTGTGATTGCAAAGAAGTTACAGAGCTGCTTAAAGAAGATATATCATTATCATTGGCTGTAATCTGTGTCTGTAAACCAGAAATTGTACTAGCTTGTGCTGCTATATCTCCATCATTGGATGTTATTTGAGATTGTAAAGATGTAACCGAACTACTTAAAGAAGTAATGTTGCCTTCTGCTGTGGTTACTCTTGTGCTTAAACTTGAGATAGCATTTGCGTTAGTAGTTACATTAGAGTTGGTTGTGCTTAAAGAGCTTTGTAAATTTGTAATAGCAGTTGCATTACTAGAAATATTAGAAGTAGCAGTAATAATATCTGATTGAGCAGATGCCATAGCCGCTGTTAAAGTGCTTCCAGTAAAGCTTGATGCCCCGACTAAAGTAACTAAACTAGAATCTCTAGCTTTTATCCAGTCGGTGTTTCCTGCATTTCTTACATACACCTGATTGTTATCATCTGTATCCACCCATATGTCTGTTGGTTGCAAACTTGTTGCATCCTCTCTTTGTGTGGGAGCAGAAGTTGATTTGATTACTCTGGTAGTTGCACTGGTTAATGTTGATAAGTCGTTTGCTATATCGCTAAATTCATCTGCTATAAGTGTTTGATAACCAGGAAGATTTGAAAGATCTTCTGACAACTGCGCCATAACCGCTCCAATATCTTCCGCTGTTGTAGCGGGTGTACCGTTTGTTGCGTTATATGGACCGGGAACATTGGATGTACTTACGTAGCGCACCCAATAATAATAGGTTTCACCATACCCCGTTTCATCAGTATAAATAAAAGCCGTGGTTGTTGCGCGTAAAGTAGCGCCTCCAAGATTGTTTGCCCTTGATCGCCAGATTTCTGTATATGCATGGTTGCCATAGGGTGCACTGGCACTCATGCCATTCCAGTTCAATATAACGGCGGTAAATACTCCCGAAGCTTCCAGACTAACAGGGGCTGGCGGCACGGCTAGATTTTGGAGGGGGGTGTTCGCAGTAAAATCTAACGTGCCGGTACCAGCGTTCGGATCAAATGGGTTTTCTTTAAGTTGTTTTGCAAGACCACTGTCAATAAGTTCTCGTAAGGTTACGTTTCTATCTCGTGGGTCTCCCCTACGCCCAAGACGAATCTCTTGAGCTTCTTTCATAGACTCAAGGGTCGCTTTTAATTCACGTTCTGTGCTTGCGGGGATATTCTTAATTGCAGGAACTTTGGTGCCTGTGGTAGCCATTAGATAGCCCTTAGTTCATCTATAGATTCGCCTATACAAATTTCATTAACAGTATTTGCAGAAGAAACTTCAATTGCATAAGTACGGTGTACACTTGCTGGTAAGCGAACAATAGGCTCATAAATGGTAGTCGAACTAAAACTAGGAGTAGTTCCTGCTACAGAATACACACTGCCAGAAGTACTAATAGTTGCATTATATATAACAGACCCGTCTCCATATACTTTAATAGTTACTGGATAGGATTCTGCATCTACTTTAGCAAACCCCATACTTGTTGGTTTAGGGGGTACAAACTCCTTACTCTTCCAAGTAAAAGTTTGGTTAGTACTACCACCTTGAAACTTTTTGATGTCATCATCAACAATGATGTAAAGCTCGTTATCATCAGGATCGGTAAAGCCCCCCCGTACTTCCGTAGAAAAACTTAAACTAGTAAGCGTTGCTTCTCCCCCTCTTGGGTCAAAAATAAATCCCTTGTAAGCAGAACCAGTGTAATAAAACCCAACGTATCTGCCTTTCCACAAAAAGCCTTTAATAGTAGAAGGGTAGTAGTCTGATTGCCATTGATCAGCAGAAATAAGCCCTTCGGTAGCGATTCTAACTTCTGCGCCTTGTGCAGCAACCAAACCTTCAGGTCCTGCATACAATACGTAGCTACCCATATCAACCATAGAGCGTTTACTAAGGCATGCCTGCGCTGCTTCCATTCGTACAGCACTCATAGATTGAGGGTCTGTACCTGCTATTAAATAGGGTCTGCCCTCTGTACCAACAATCAAACCATTTCCAGACATAGCAATTGCAACTATGTTATCTTCTAGAGTAATTCTATAAGTAACAGGCCAAGCGTGGGGTAAAAAAGGCTCAGAAAAACAAATTCTTTTACCTGTAAACCCAGCAAATACCCCATATGGCATAGCAACTAAACCTTTTAAAGGTCCGTCAGGGTATAAACTAGTATCTTCATTTGGTGGCCCAATCCAATAAGTAGAGGGAATAATCTCTTGTAAATCTGCGTTATCAGACGTATCCGAATAAGATGTAGTTGCCAAGGATACTTCTGCTACAAACTGATAAATAGTTGTATTCGAGCCAGTATTTGAACGATAAATACGTTTTGAAGATAAATTAGTGTTTGTTCGACCGGTGCCCGAGGCACTTGTTTCAAGACCCGAGATTGTTATGGTTTGGTTATCATCCGTAGTTACTATAGTAGATGCAGCAGAAGGTGGACCTTCTTCACCATACGCACTTACAAAAGTGTATACATAGGCAGTACTGTAATCAATTAAAGCGTCGGTGGGTCCATTTGTAGCTACACCTTGAGCTACCGCACTTGAAGTAGCATTTGAGGTTGCTGATCCGTTGGTTGCAACAACAAACGTAGTGGCGGTAGGTACGCTGGTAACTTTAAAATCTCCATTAATATCGTCTGCTGCTATTCCACCTGTAGCAGAGAAGTTTGCTAAAGTAACGTAATCCCCGACTGCTAGACCGTGGTTCCCGGTCGTTGATGTATCAACCGTCAGCCCTGAATCGCCGTTTACGGTGGTTACAGTAGACGTAAAATAATTTGGGCTATTTACAGCAACCGTTGGTGCTGCACTTGGAGCGGGTATCCCTAAACGATAATAGCTGCTAGGAAAAGGGGCTACACCAACAATGACAGAACTTCTACCCATACGGGGATAACTTTGTCCTGTCCAATATACCGTGTCATTCGTATCGCCAGCAATCGGACCAGGAACAACATCTACATCTTCATCAAACTCTAACCAACGCTCTGGTGAGTCGGTGTATTTGTATATGCTAGTTCTAAAAGCGTCGTCAAGTACGAGGGTTTGGGAGTTGTCAGTAATAGGTACAAGTCTACCACTTTCTAGGTTTACGTCTTCTGCGGTTTGTGCGAGGTTATCTTTAAGTAATCTAGGGGAAAGCTGTGGGGCTAGTCCGCCAAACGTAATAAGTTTAAAGTATGCCATATCATCTTAAATTATACACAATAATACTGGCTACAGCGGATATGAAAATCCAGAAACCTCTTTCAAACATACTAATACCTTTTGCGTTTATTATGGCTTTGTGCTCAACAGTTTCTACTCGGTCTTCAAGACGATCCAGTCTTGCAATAAATCTATCGTTTTGCTTCAATACTGTAGTTACCCTCTCCTCTATACGTGCAATAGCTATGATGGCTTCGGAAAGCTTATCAATTTTATCTTCTAGTTTTTCTAACCGTTTTGAAACGTCGTCAGACATTTATATAGTACTCCAATCTTCGCCTTTAAATAGTAAGGCTTCGGCTTCTCTTCTCCGTACAAGCCCATCCAGTACCTTTCCCCCAGCTTTATTCCAACGTTTGATTTGCGTTGGAACGTCGTCATAGGACGACGAATTAAGTACTTTCAGCATCGTGCTGCTGTTTAAGTTTGACGGTCCTAAGTTGTACGTCCATGACACAAGTGCATCAAACTGATTCTGTGTCAACGGTACCTGTACCGCCTCGTTCACATAATTCTCATACTCAACAAGCTCTTCTTCTAACCAAGCTTCTGCTTGTTCTTGAGTACAAGTATCGCCAATTGTAACACCTTTTGTTCTGCCGTAGGCAATAGTTGGAACAGAAACAGCATCTAAATATGCTTCTAATTCACACCCCTCAAAGTGTTTTATAAGACTTTTTCCCTCGTTAGAGATCTTCATTCTTTTGGTTCTTCTTCCACTACTGGCTTTATCTTATCTTCTTTGATAACACCTTTTAATTCTTCGGAAGTATGAACCTGTGCAGCTTGGCATTTTTTAAGTTGATAGGTAATATCCGCAAGCTCTTGATTCAGTTTAATAAGCATATTAAACCCTTCAATAGCTCTAGGAGTTAAATCCTCTATCTTGTAGTTTTGATTTTCAAAATTAATAGTTTTAATTTGTTGTTGTTCAGACATGATAATTCTCCTTAGTCTTTGTCTTGTGTGTTAGAGGCGCCAAAATAAAATGATATTACAGCGCTTGCCAATCCTCCTAAATACCCCAACACTAAATTGATAAGGGCTTCAGAGTTTTGTTCTGGTGGTTGTATTGTAACCAAAAAGATGTAGCCAAGAAAGCCACCTAAAGTAGCAATACCCATAATTCTAGCAGTCCAATCTTTGCTAAACTTTCCTCTAGCGTCTTGTTTGTCTTGTACTTCTAAAGCAAATACATCTACTTCTAATTCTTTCAGTTTAAGTTCAAAGTCTTTTTCTGCTTTTTTAAGTTCAAGCATTTGCGCTGGAGTTGCTTGTTGAATGCCTTGCTCTATAGATTTTGGGTTGTTAGGTACGCCAAGTACTTCTGCAATTACAGAGCCCGCCATACCACCAAGCGGCCCACCTAGAGCTGCGCCAAGATTTGGGGCTATGCTGCCTACAACGTTTTTAAAAGATCCTGATAATAAGTTTTTAAATGCCATTTTAATTCGCCAAAGGGTTTTTATCTTTTTCTAATTTACTTTCTAGGTCTTTGATTTGCTTTTCAATGTTCTGTTTAGAGTTCATGTATTGCTCTTTTAACAAAGCCCAGTCCTGATTATTTTTGCTAATGTCTTGTTGAAGGGAATCAATTAAATTTATTTTTTGAATCTTTTCTTGAAGTACAGAAAGATCTGTTTTAATTGCATTAATATCTTCTTCGTATGATACAGAAGTTTGAGATTCTAAAGCTTCAATGCGCTGTACGTACCCCGCTCCTGTGTAGCCAAAGCCAGCAATAGTAGCAATAAGACCACCTAAAGCAACAATCTGCCCAAGTTTTGATTCTAAGAAATTCATAAATTTACCTGTAAATCAATAATTTTTTGAAGCGTACTTATGTTCGCTCCACTTAAATTATAGTATGCATTTGTATTATCATCAATTTTATTGTCAGTATAAATTGTTTTATCTTGATACCACTGCTGTTGATCAGGAATACTTGTATCTCTGTATTGATTAAATCCTGGAACAAAACCTAGATAGGCTACGAATGCCGTTTGGTCTGCATATTCACCAGACTCTTGTTGTTCTTCTTCCATCTCTTCTTGTTCTTGTTTTAAATTTTGAGCAATAATTTTATCTGCAATTTTATCTGCCTCGGATGCTGTCATAACATTAGTGGTTGCAGAAAGTATTTGGTCTTGAATGTCGTTTATTTGAACATCAGCCATGACTGTATCATCTAAAGTAAATAAAGGTGTAATAGTGATTGAATTTCCGCCTAGCGTTTCTGTGTTATCTGTCATTTGTAGAACCGTATTTGTTTGTGCACTTGCAGATAATATTTGATCGGAGATAGAAGGAGAGTTAGATGTACTTGACCCAAAGCTGTTGCTTGATTGACTGGATGTAGTCTGTTGGGTTTCTGTATTCCCTATATTGTTTTGAGTTGTATAACTATCGGTTGCTACAGACATAGCTTGAGCTATGACCGCTAAACCTTTGCTTATGCTGTTTCCTTTTACTTCTTCCTGAACAACCTCTTTCTCAACAACCTCCTCAATGCTTTCCTCTATAGCTTCTTCTACTATTTCTTCTACAATCTCTTCTTCAATAATTGGCTCTTCTTCAATGATCGTTTCTATTTCTTCCATGGTTTCTTCTAATACAAAAGCTTCTACTAATTCTTCTGCATCAAATACATCAATCACATCTATGATTTCTGGAAGAGGATCATAGGTTTCTACAACTTCTACAGGCGGCTCGTATAGTTCTTCTTGAATAGATTCTTCAAAAAATACTTCTTCCACAGGTTCGGTGTAAGGTATAACTTCTTCTTCGGTAATTTCAAATACTTCATACTCCATAGGAGAAGTCTGTATTGCCATAATTGCAATGACTTCTGGTATGTAGCCAGAACAAGTAGGATAGGCTTGAGAATCTAATTCACATTCATAATCACGATAGGCTTGCTCATACCCCGGGCAAGAAGTGTCATACAAAGTATCTATAGTGCATTGTTGGTCAAGATAAGCTTCAGCATAACCTGTGCAAGAACTGTCATACAACGCATCTATACCACATTGCTGATCAAGATAAGCTTCCTCGTATCCTGAACATTCAGTAGAGTAAAGAGAATCTAAGCCACATTGTTGGTCTTGATAGGCTTGTGCATAACCAGTACAGCTTGTTGAATAAAGAGCATCTATATCACATTGCTGGCTAAGATAGGCTTCTTCGTACCCAGTGCAGCTTGTATCATTTAAGGGATTGCTACAATCAACCGCTTCATAATATAAAGACCCACCAGCTTCTAAGTTTGCATTTTTATCAGAACTATTCCAATCGTAGCTATAACAGTTTGTGCCGTTATATGATCCTGTATTGCATTCATCATGGAAATAGTAGGTGTAAGTTTCATTGGATGTCCCTTGTTGTCCGATAAGAACATCGTGGTTAATAACATCTAAATCTCCGTAACGGATATCAAAACTATTATTGTTCCAAAGAATAACTTCAAAGCTGTTATACGAGTTGGTGCGATAATACTCTTGCATCTTGTACCAACCAAAAACAATCTTGTCGTTAAAGTTTTTTGCTGCCATCTTTGCATTAGCATCGGCTGCTATAAGATCAGTCCAAAAGGGATATATGGTGTAATTAAATTTAGGTAAAGGGGTGGGGTTATATTGATTACAGCCTGTACCTGTTGAACCAAAATGCAAACAACCATTGCTTGCCATCCGTGCTGTAGAAAAAGTTTGATCGTAAAAGGTAAAGTCAAACCCTAAATTAAAAGCTGCCGAGATACCGTCATCACCCGTTGTTAACCATGTAACATCTGTTTGATTGGTTAAATCAACTAACGATTGGTTGGATTCGTATATGTATTGTGGAAATAGGTTACAACAAAGAAGTGCTATTCCCCATAGAACTCTTTTTTGCATTGTCCAGCGGTTTTAGTTTTGCGTGTATAAATCACCTGTATAGCACCCACAACATCTCTGTTGACTTTTTCTCTTTGGGGGTTTGGTTCATTTATACACTGTTTAATAAACTCTTCTAAGACCTCTTCTTTGTCGGGTCTATGACTTGGGTTTTCTATCCATGCTTTAGTAGCTTCTTCTCCTATTTTGCCTCTATAAGGACAAGGAGTGCCTGCCATATTCATTGCTTTAAATACTCTTTCATCTTGGCATAGCAAAGCAACAGAAGCTACTTTCATACCCATGTCGTATAAATATTTAGATAGTTTTAATCTTTCGCAATTTTGATCTATGACTGCCTTACCGCCTGATAAACCAAACACCTGCCCCTGAAATGCACCAGATACTCCTGTAGTACAAAGGTCTTGTGAATACGACATAATGCTTGGGGCAATCGCACTTGCTGGGGGTGCTTTAGTTTTTACTGTTTGGTTGATGTTTTGCGTTGAAGTCGATTCATTAATATTTCTATTGGTATTGTCAGAAGTAGAATTGCTGACATTGTTGTTAAAGTTAGTGTTAGTGTTGTCAGTTGTAACATTGGACTCAGAAGTCGATTCATTGTAGTTCCTATTCGTGTTGTCCGAGGTGCTGTTATTTTCATTGTAGTTAGTATTTGTTGAGGTTGAAGTATTAGTTACATTTTGATCAACCGTAGAATTTTGAGTTACATTCGACTCGTTATAATTATTATTAACATTATTGTTGGTATTGGTTGATGTCGAAGTTGAAGTCGAATTATTAGTATTTACATTCGTATTGTTATTGGTGTTGGTATTATCGGAAGTAGATGTCGAAGTAGAAGTCGAGGTGTTGGTATTGGTATTAGTGTTGGTATTAGTGTTAGTGGTTGTAGTGGTATTACTAGTATCTAAGCTGTTAGCTTCACAATATTGAGTACCAGCATTACAACTACCTGTTTGTTGGGCAAAAGCTATTATAGGTAAAATTCCTAAACTTAGTAAAATTGCCCTTTTAATCATTCCTCTACCTCAACCCACTCGCCGTTTGTGTAAACAAACTTAAACCCACGATGCTCTGCATTATCTCCTTCTTCCACTGCAGGAAAAAATAAAGCATTAATTTCTACTGTAGCTTGTTCTATTGTAATTTCTTCATTCATTAATATGCTCCTGTTGCTGAACTGGTTTGTGTTGTTGCTACTACTTTAGCATTTCTAAATGCATAACCACCCCATTGATCCCAATCTATTGCTAAATGACAATATGAAGCTGCTAGATATGCAACCAAAACAACATAGTTATCTGAGGAGGTGTAGCTACTTTGTACCAAAGCCCAGCTAGAGTTATAATTTACTATTCCAACATTATAATACCCACCTGACCAGTTGTGCCACCCTAAAATTCCTTCAGCAACATTGCCGCCTCCACCATAAGCATATGCTCTATACTTAAACAATGACATAGTGTAAGAACTATTAACTGTGCTATTAGGCAAATCTGTTTTTATATGCAGATAAGCACCTGTATTTGTAGGTGGACCAGCATATACAAACCAATCTCTTATACAATGTAACCCTCCTGTATAAGAACCTTGGAAAGCTCCTGAAATTATTGGTCCATAACTCTGAATTGCTTCATTTCCTACATTAGTAGTACCAGCTCTTGGAGCAACATTTTCTACTCCTGCAAGTAATCTTCCATTTGGATCTATTCTTACTCTGTCTCCAGTTGTAGATCCTACAGAAATTGCAAGGTCGGCTCCATCATAACCACTAACACCAATTCTCCATTCTGGACTAGTTTCGTCTGCGGTAGCTTTTGCAAAACTAATACACGGAGCTTGAGATCCGTGTATATGAACTCCTTTATAATTAGTAGAGCAATTTGTACTTACTATACCAGCATCAGTTATTTTTGTTACAGGTGCATCATTTAAATAAAATAACAAATCAACAGTACTTGCATTTCCCCCCAAATACATTCTTGTTCCATTTATGCCATAAAAAGCCGCAGTGCCTGAATCATCTTTAAAATTAATTGCAGGAAAAGTTCCATCTATCGATAGTGTTGGGGATTGAGAAGCACTTATGTTTTTATATACAGTTCCTGACGAACCTATTGAAATATCGCCTGTATTAAGAATTCTCATTCTTTCTGTTCCGCCTAGATTAAATACAAGACCTCTATCCGTATCGTTACTAGTTCCCCTATGAAAACTTACTTCTCCATAGTAAGTCCCCTCATTTTCAGTAGCTAATCTAAGAGTTGCATATTGATTCCAAGTAGCAGATGAATTAAAAATCGAAAGGTTTGTAGAAGGACTAGTCGTACCTATACCAACATTTCCTGAGGAATTTATTGTTAATCTATCGCTAGTATTACCTTGGTCTCTAATTACAAATGATGAACCTCCATATGCTCCTACTCTAAAATTAGCACTTGAATTTTCATAAACAGTATAAGCATAAGTACCTGCTGAATAAAGTTGCATAGAAGCTCCTGCTGCTGCAGTGGCTTCTATTTTTAATTGATGCTCTGAATCAGATTTTATATGTAAAGGTGTACTAGGACTACCCGTATTTATACCAACATTCCCATTGTCTTTAATGACTACTAAATTTAAAGTATCGGTAGAATTATTAAACCTGTAACCATGAGTTGCATTGCCAATCCAGTAACCATTATTCCCCAAAGTTATAGCACCATTTGCATTCATAGCACCAAATGTAGGCGTTGAAGTCCCACCATCTAAATACGATTCTATTTCTGTAGCTAAAGAAGAGCTTATGGCTTTATTGTTAGAATCACCTATAAAGATGTCTCCGTCATCAAGGTTGGGTACGGCATTTGTTCTCCCCGCACCGCCTACCTTGATAGATCCGTTAGCGGCATGAACCCTTTGTACTATACCTATGTTCTGAAGCTTGGTTGCTTCAAGACCAGATGGGTTGTTGGTTAAGGCACCCGCTGTGGTGTCGACATATAAAATGTCCCCTAGCGAATAACTGGATGTATCTAAGCCTGCAAGTGTACCAAAGCTGGTTACTTCTACTTCCGCGTTGGTGGATACGGTAGCCTCGGCTAAACCAAAGGCTGGCATTTTTGCAGTATCGTCTGCGTCTGCTAAAGATACAACGGGTAGCTCTCCAGATATTCCTGAGATGTAAACTGGTTGTCCCTTGGTTATATTTTCCCCCGCCTTCGCCGTGAAGCGTACTACGGAGTCTTGTAAATATTCACCATGTACTTTAGTTTTTGCCATGTTATGCGTTCTCCAGTGTTTCTATTCTTGCTTTGAGGTCTTCAATGATGGTTTGTTGTTCTTGTATCGCCTTAGTAAGAAGTGGTATTAATTTGCTTTGATCTATGCCTTGGTACTTAGGAACTTCTCTAGTGCCCATAACTGCTTGAGTTGTTACGACTCCATATTCATCTAAAATCTCAGGAGTTACTTCGTATTCTTCTTCCTGCATTTCATCTTTAACACCTGTAACAGCTTCAGGGACTATATCTGAAACTTCATGTGCTAAGAAACCATCTACTGTTGTGTCTGCATCCGCTATAAAATTAAATCTTCTGGGCTGTAAAAGTTTTACTCTATCGATGGCATTCTCAAGCTCTACAACATTTTCTTTTAGTCTGTAGTCTGAAGTAGTGTTATATGCTGTGGTGGAACCAGTTGAAGTAATACTGCCTACTCCGCCACCGCCTGAACTTACCGCAAAATTTATAAAAGTTCTCGTTCCACCGTTATCTGAGTTCCACAATCCCAAACACTGTGCAGTAGCAGTTACAGTTCTTATTCCTAAACCTTGACCGCTTGCAGCAGAATTTATAATACTAGCTTTTTCTCCACTTGAAAAAGCTATGCTATTACCAGCCCCTATACTAACACTTCCACTTTGTTTAATTCTAAATGTTTCTGTTCCTTGTCCTCCCGTAGAGCCTGATGTGCCTTGAGTATTATAAAAAACGGTATGCCCAGTTTGTTTTTCAAAACGCATATATACACCATAGCCGTTATTATATTTACGCCCATAGTACTGACCTTCTGGATGTATATTTACACCTATTCCTCCAGAATCATATGTAATTCCTGGTTCTGATACCCACATTAAAATATTACCATTGGTAGAATCATTATTTTGATCGTCATAAATCGCTTCAATTCTTGCTGTATTATGACCTGCATCACTACGAATCATATGCCCTGCTGTTATAATACCAGATGTAGTAGTTAAACTGCCTGTCGGTAAAGTAACATCCCCCGCAGAAGTTATTTTCATTCTAAGTGCTGGAGTATTATCAGAAGAAGCAGTAAAAAATCCTATTCCATAGAACCCACCGTAGTCAGATCTAGCTTTTATATTTAAATCACCATAAGCAGTTTCGGTAAGAGCAGATGAGGATGTGTAAAGTCCTGCTGTTCTTGGCAAACTCGATACATAATCAAAACCTAACCCATGACCATCGTGAACTAGTGATAAAGTATTTTCGGCGGTTCCACTAAATAAACCCCCGCTTCCCCCAATAGAAACATAGCCATTTGCATGTATTCTCATGCGTTCTATGCCTGAACTAGCAAAAGCTATACCAGAATAACCTGATATACCAATGGGTCTTGTATTAGTAGGGTTAAAATTAATTCCATAATGAGGATTAGTTTGACCATTAAAAGTAAACGAATCAGATGTCAAAGTACCTACAATACCTGTTGTTGAGTTAATTCCTCCCTCTACATTTAATATAGAATTAGCAATAGTAGCAGTCGTACCTATACCAACATTACCTGATGAGTCTATGGTTACTGCATCAGTATATCCAGTTGGAGCACTTGTAGTTAATGTTGCTCCAGTGCTTAGAGTCATTGAGCCTGTTGAATACAATCTTGTTTGACCACCTGCCCAAATACCAGCACCTACAGAACCAGTGTATGCTTGTAATAAATTATTACCAGCAGCCCCACCAACTCTTGCCATTCCGCCAACAACGCTTATGTCTAGCTTTGTACTAGGACTACTCGTACCTATACCGACATTGCCAGTAAAGCTTGGGCTTGCCAGTGGTGCTTTTAAAGCAAGGGAGTTAGTAACGGTTGTGGAAAAATTAGCGTCATCTCCTAATGCTGCTGCAAGTTCGTTAAGGGTGTCGAGGGCAGCCGGGGAAGAATCAACAAGATTAGAAACAGCGGTCTCTACATAAGCAGTAGTAGCTATAGCAGTAGAATTATCACCAGCAGTTTGTGTAGTAGCTGTAGCTGTAGATGGAATAGCTAAACTGGAGGTGTCAAGCT